ATCTTGTAAAAGACGGCGTGCTAACCGCCTTTAGCATTGGTTTCCGTATCGCTGATGCGGAATATAATTCAGCCTTAGAGCTGTTTGTTGTAAAAGAACTGGAACTGCACGAAATCTCAGTTGTGTCTGTGCCAGCTAATCAAAATACACTATTTAGTCTTTCTAAGGCGTTTGACACAGCCGAAGAATTTAAAAGTTTCAAAATGCAATTTGCTAACCCAAGCGACTCAGCTAAAGGGCTAGAAGCCTCCGGCGAAGCAAAAAGCGATATCACAAAGGAATTGGAAATGACTCCAGAACAATTACAAAAAATGTTGGCTGACGCTGCTACTGCTGCCGCCGACCAGGCCACTAAGTCTCTGCTAGCTGCACAAGAAAAAGCTGCTCTTGAAAAAGCTGCTGCTGACGCTGCACAAGCTGACTTAGATGCAAAAATCAAAGCTGCTGTTGCACTAGCAACACCAAGCACAACCGGTGCCGAAGCACTACTAGCCGAAGTTGAGAAGCGTTTCGCTGCTCAAGCTGACGAAACTAAGTCTGTTGTTGCAGGCCTAGAAGCTAGCCTGAAGGAAAAGGCTGCTGAACTAGAAGCTATCCAGAAGTCACGTATGCAATTCACAGACGGCAAAGCCGGTGAAATGTCTTATGCCGACAAAGAGAAGGCCGTTATTCTCGCAAAGATGGCAGGTAAAGGTCTAGCCGACACTAAGTTTGGCCGTGAAATGGTACAAAAGTACGGTGCTCACCTACCAAGCGACACATGGGAACTAGAAGTTTCTCTAAACATGGAAAACGAAGTTCGCCGTCGTTTAGTTGTTGCTCCTACCCTACGTGGTATTGCAATGCAAACCAACGTGATGACTATTCCTGTGAACCCAGAAGCTGGTGTTGCAACATGGATGGCTAACTCAGCATTCGGTACAACAGCTTCCGCTGGTACTACAGCAACACACGCGCTAAAAGAAATCACTCTAAACGCGTACAAAGTTGCAACAAACGAATATGTTGCTTACGAAGAAGAAGAAGACAGCCTAATTGCTATTATGCCTGTTATTCGTGACGCTATGGTTCGCCGTGTTGCTCGCGCAGTTGATCGCGCTATGCTACGTGGTGCTGGTTCCGGTGCAGATCCAGTTAAAGGTCTAGCAGCATATGACGCTATCAGCGCAGTTACTCTAGATATCAGTGACGCTGCTAAAATGACAGTTGCAAGACTGCAAGCTATGCGTCGTGACCTAGGTGCATGGGGTCTAGATCCAGCAGAACTAGTTTACATCGTAAGCACAGAAGGTTACTACGATCTGCTAGAAGACACAAACTTCCTAACAGTCGACAAAGTTGGTAACGACAGAGCCACTCTGTTAACCGGTCAAATCGGTGCAATTGGTAACACACCAGTTCTTGTAAGCGCCGAATTTGCAGACAAGGCAGCTGACGCTGTTGGCGCTATCTGCTTCGCACCAGGTAACTTCTTGGTTGGTAACCAGCGCGGTCTGCGTGTTGACACACAAGACTTAGTAGAAACACAACGCCGTGTTATGGTAGCTAGCCTACGTACCGGTATGACTCAAGTTACAACTAACCTAGGACCAGCAGTTTCTGCCCTACGTTACGTAGCTTAATACTAAGCAATAAGCAAGACCCTTCGGGGTCTTGTTTTATAAATGTACTTGGGTGCATTTATAAAACAAGGAGATTCTATGGCATTAAACCTAACAACAAGAGCTGATTATAAAGCTTATGCTGGAATCAAAAGCACTAATTATGATGCCGAGATTGACGCACTTATTCCAAAAGTATCGGCTCTGGTAAAGAACTACTGCCGCAAAAGTTTTGTAGACTACTGGGACGAGCCACTAACTGAAACGTTTGATGGCGGAACAAAAACACTATTACTAAAAGAAACACCTGTTGTTACAGTTCAAAGCGTTACTTACAGCACAAACTACGGAATTACTAATGTTCCGTTGCTGGAAAATTCCGAATACGTAGTTCGTGGAGATACTATTATTAGTACAGCCACTGGTGGATTTAAGTACTTACTAAACGGTTACCGTGTTACTTATTTAGCAGGCTACGAAGACGTACCAAATGACGTCGAACTAGCGATTATGGATTTGATTACTTACTATCGTCAAAACGATAGCGCAGTTCACTCAACAAAAGCACCTGGCACAAACGCTGTGCAAATTGAGTATATTTCAACTACCAGTCTACCTGCCCACATTAAGCGTGTGTTAGACCTACACGTAGCGGACTATACATGAGTATATCGGAGTTCACAGCAGCACTAAGAGATAAGTCTAACCTTGAAGTACAGGCCAGCACCAAAAGCATGTTGGATAGATTAGTACAGGGAGCCGAAGGTGCTTTTCGTGCCGGAAGTTTATCCAAGAAAGCCTCTATTTTATCTGCCGGTAAAGTTGTTGTTGGTGGCAAGACTGTAAACTTATCAGAAGAATTTCGATACGCGGGCGAACCTCAAGGCAGAACTAGACTAATCCTAACCGAAGACGATTTAAACGAAATATTTAAAACCTTAAATATTTCTTCTAGCGCAAAACCAATTGCCTTATACTTGCAGTTTTTAGCTAAGAACTTCCCAAACAAAATGGCCAGTCACTATGAAATATATTTCAGTGATGGTACCGTAATCGAAAAGCAACGTAGAAAAATATCGGATGTAGTAAACGCTTTAAAGCCAGAACAAATATCTGATATTATAGCTGTAAGAGGCTTAAATTTTAGTCACCGCAATACTTTAGTACACGTAGCACACTTTATACATAGTATAGATGCTATGCCCGGTAAGTCAAGAAAAGATATAGAAGAAACATTATCTGGACATTATGACCGAGGCCACGTATACGCCCAAACATACGGACGTGCTATAATTTCGGCTAGAAACCTAACAGCACAGGACGACTTACTAAACAAGATAATTGGCTTGTACAAGCTACTTGACGAAGGCTCCAGTAGTTTAAGTCAAATGAACGGAAAGTACAACGAGTTACTAGCCAGAGCACACAAAGACTTTACTAGTAACCATATTGCAATGAATATTCAGTTGCAGGTTAAACGAGATATTGAAACTGGTTTAGGTAACCGAGATACTGGAGACTTAAGCTCTAAAATTCGTATTGTTGGATTTTTGCAAAGTTTAGTAAAAAACACTACACTAAGTGCAGATGGTAAAAGATTGCTAACCCAACCTGCTGCAGCTTCTTTAAAAGAGTTTGAAAAAGCATTAACAGACTTAGATAAAAAACTAGAAGCATACAGCAAAGACTTAAACAAAGTATTAACAAAAACCACTAACCCAAACTACTTATTAGAACTTAGAACTTCTGATAATGTACCAGAGTATCTTGGTAAATTGTATAAAGATGTTTTGGAGTCCAAAGGTAGTAATCGACAGATTAAAAAAACCACTCCACTAGTCTCTGCCGCAAAGTCTAAAAAATTAGATACTAAAGTACCCTCAGTATTAGCAAAGGTAAAAATACCTTTAGCTAATATGAAAACAAAACTGGCCAAGATCAAATCAGATATAGGTGCTAGTAAATCGGCAAAAGCTCAAGTAGCTTCCGGAGTATTTTTAGACTTAGTTAGTTTACAAAATTTGATCAATCAACAACTGCAAGATGTAATCAGCGCCAACATGGGTGATGGAAGTCGCCGAGACGTACTAAACTTCAGAACAGGACGACTTGCTGCCTCAGCAAAAGTCGAAACTATGACAGAGTCGCGTGCAGGTATGATTACGGCTTTTTACAGTTACATGAAAAACCCATACGCAACATTTTCACAGGGTGGGCAACAGCAAAACCCACGCTCACGAGACCCTAAATTGCTGATCTCAAAGTCAATTCGTGAAATTGCAGCACAACAAGTCGGCAATCGTTTAAGGGCAGTCAACATATGAGTCGTAGAACCTCAATTATAAAAGCCTTGACCGCTAAGCTAAAGCTAATAAACGGTCAAGCACCTTACAAAACCAACTTATTCCAAAACGCTTATGCCAAGCTAAAGTTCTGGGATGAAGTAAAAGACTTTCCAGCCGTATACTTAACGCCAGGTTCGGAACAGCGCGAGTACCATCCAGGTGACTTTACTTGGGGATTTTTAGGTGTGTCAGTAAAAGTTTACTGCCACGGCGAAGACTCCAGCGAACAACTGGAACGGTTACTAGAAGACATTGAAGTTTGTGTAGACGCTAATCGTGTGCTTGTATACGACAGCACCACAAACTATGAAACAACTGAAATATTAATTCAGTCAATTACTACTGATGAGGGGTTGTTAGCGCCTTATGCAGTAGGAGAAGTTAACTTACAAGTGCGCTATGCCATAATGTAAGCCCCAGCGTTACAGCAACAGCAACAGATAAAAGTCTAGTTAAAGTGCTACAACGCCAAACTAAAAAAGGAAATGAAATATGTCATTTAATTTAATTCGTAATAGTCGCGTATTTTTCACGACTAACGTAAATGCTGAAACAGGTGTAGTAGCTGCAAGTGGTTTTTTACCAGCAAACACTCGCGAAATCCAAGTATTGGACGGTTTCTCATTCTCACAAAACACAACAGCTGAAACTGTTACACTAACCGAAGCAGGTGCAGCACCAGTTCGTGGACAGCGTAGCTTTAACACGGCACTAGAGCCAGTTGACTTCTCAATGTCAACTTACATGCGCCCAGCTGATGGTGGCACAAACATTACTGCTGAAGAGTCAGTATTGTGGAACGCACTATTTGCAACAGACCCAATCGGCGGAACTAATCCTGCTTGGGTTGAAGGCGTAACAAACTGTGTATTAACAGCAGGTAACTCACAGTCACACCAACTACAAAAGTTTGGTTTGATTATTGTTATTGACGGTGTGAGTTATATCATCGACAACTGCGCCCTGGACACTGCTACTGTAGATTTTGGCTTAGACGCTATTGCTATGGTTGCTTGGGCTGGTAAAGGTTCTATTCTACGTCAAGTAGCCGGTCTAACTGCCACAAGCGGTACTACAGTTACATTTGGTGGTGGTCTAACTGGAACTGCCAAAGGCAAAAATACAACTGCACCATTTATTGCTAATAAACTAAGCACACTAACACTGAAGAAAGAAATTGACGGTACAGGAGCTACTTTCAACGTAGCAATTACTGGTGGTTCGCTAACAATCGCCAATAACCTAACTTACTTAACACCAGCTAACCTAGGCGTTGTTAACCGTCCGTTTACTTACTTTACAGGTACTCGCGCTATTACAGGTACCCTAAACTGCTACCTACGTGCAGGAAGCTCAAACTCAGCAGGATTGTTAGCTGATATGTTAGCAGGTTCTACAACTGATGTTGACCCAGCTTTCTCTGTGCAACTAGAAGTTGGCGGCGCTGCAAATGCAACACGCGTTGAATTTGAAATGCCAGCAACTGTGTTGACTATTCCAACAGTTGCAACTGAACAAGTTATTTCAACAACAATTAACTTTACAGCTCAAGGTAGTTCCGCAGGAGCTTTTGAGATTGGTGCTGCAAACGAATTAGAAGTTCGTTACTTTACAACTAACGCGACCTAATAAGCGTTATTTTTCAAGGTACCGGCTGATCCCCGGTACCGCTTTTTTCCTTGTTTGATAACCATAAATATTACATATGTCAATTTCCTTAAAAAACTTGTTAGTTCCTTCAAAATCTCTTGAGGTAGAATACCCAGGGATGCCGGACTTTAAAATTCAGATTGCTTTCTTGTCACGCGAAACGCTGCAAACAATCCGTAAAAAGTCTACAAAAACCAGCTTTAAAAATCGTCAGCCAGTAGAAGAGCTAAACGATGAACTATTCTTAGAACTATATGTTAAGAATGCAGTTAAAGGTTGGAGTGGTTTAAAGCTTAAGTACTTAGAGCAACTAGCTCCTGTTGACTTAAGTGGTCAAGACGCAGATGCAGAGTTAGAATACTCAGAAGAAAACGCACTGTACTTGATGAAGAATTCAACAAACTTTGACAGCTTTGTAAGTGAGCAGGTAACGGACCTGGGAAACTTTTCAGCGAGCAAATAACTGTAATACGTGATCAGCTTCGCAGGTATTTTCAAAATTCGGATGTGCGCATGACAAAGGACAGTTACTTTGAAATGTGTGAAATGATGGGGCATGAACCCATTGAAGAAGAAATACCTGTTGAAGTCGCAGATTTTCCAGACTTAGTTCAGCAGTGTTTTATAATCTATGGAATACTTGCGGATACCTGGGATTCTATGGGTGGTGGGTATATGGGCAAAGACTACGGACTAGTGTTTAATCTTTTTCAAGTTTATAACATAACCGAAGCCGAAGAAATCTTGTTATGCCTAGACTTCTTACAGCACATGGACGGCGTACGTCAAAAGTTAATTGCCGAAAAAATAAAAGCAAAAAGCCCGCAGCAGTAAAATGCTTGCGGGCTTTTTTGTAGCTAAAAAAATTTGGTTTGACAAATTGTTGCCTGTGTGCTATAATCGTGTTAACTATAAATCCCATTTTTGATTTTAAACCTGGGAAGGTGTACAGCTATTAGGAGAACAAATGGCAACACAAAATGTAAATATTGGCGTTAATGTAAGTGACAACGGAACCGCCAAAAAAGTTGTAAAAAACCTTCAAGAAATAACGCAAGCGGCTGCACAAGCTCAAAAAGTAACAGAAAAGTTAAATGCAGGTACCCCTGGTTCGCGCATGGTAGCTGCACGTGCAGCACCCAGTGGCTCAGAACTAATGAGTGGACGAGAGTACGGAAGTGCTCGTGGTAGTGCTGGTTTAACTGGTGCAAGCGCTCGTGACTTTGCAAACCAAGCTCAAGGCTTGGGTGGATTGGTACGTGTATACGCCACATTTGCTGCTAACTTGTTTGCAGTTAGTGCGGCTTTTACTGCACTTAAAAATGCAGCTGATACCACAAACCTGGTAAAAGGCTTAGATCAACTAGGTGCTGCCGCTGGCCGTAACCTTGGTGCACTATCATCACGTATTGTTGATATAACTGACGGTGCTGTTAACTTGCGCGAAGCAATGACAGCAACAGCACAAGCAACGGCTGCTGGTATGAGTTCACAGAACTTTGAACGCTTAGCCAAAGTAGCAAAAAATGCCAGCCAAGCACTTGGTGTAGCAATGCCTGATGCGTTAAGTCGTTTAAGTCGTGGTATTACTAAAATTGAACCAGAATTGCTGGACGAAATTGGTTTGTTTGTAAAAGTAGATGATGCTGTTACTGTATACGCTCGTAGCGTAGGCAAAGCCGCGTCTCAGTTAACAGACTTTGAACGCCGTCACGCTTTTGCAATGTTAGCTATTGAACAAGGTGAAAAGAAGTTCGGCGTTATCGAACTAGACAGTAACCCTTACAGCAAGCTACTGGCAAGCATAACAAACTTATCCCAAAAGATCCTAGAAACCATTAACGTTGCACTAGGTCCCCTGGTGGAGTTACTGTCAGCAAGCCCAACTGCGCTTGGCGCAGCTATGGCTGGCGTTGCTGCTATACTATTAAAACAAGCAATTCCTGCGTTAGGCATGTATCGTGAAAATGCACGCGTACTAGCAGAAGAAACTCGCGAGCGAGTTGCCAGAAGCGTAGCAGACCAAATTGAAGCTGCTTCACAAATAGATGCTGCACGCGCTATGAGCGCAGAAAAAGCATTCCAAACTGAAAAGTCCACACAAGACAGAATAGCAAAACTACAGAAAGCCAGATTCAGTCAAGAACTGCTAGGCAAAGACCTGCGTAGTACTCTTAAAAAGGGTGCTTTTGATATTACTCCTGAAGAAACAGCGGCACTTAAAGCACGCTCTCAGGCACTGTTGGATTCTGATTCAGCCACACAACAAAAGCAAGGTAAAAAGCTACAAGCGCATTTAGCGGCCATGGATGCGCTAAAGCAGGAAAGCGTAGAAGTAGGAAACAGGGCAGCAGACGCCAGCGAAGCTCGTGACAATAAAATGTTTAGTCACGCAAAGCAAATGCAAATGAACTTAGAAAAACTTAACCGTGATTCTAAAAAGCGTATGTTATTAGCAGACGTAGCTGACACAGCTGCAGTAATGGGTCCTGTTGCCGCTTTCCGACAATTACGTGTAGAAACCAGCAAACTAGATGCGGGTCCTGCCGCCAAAACGTTTACGATGTTGCAAGGCTCTATTGGTATTGCAGGTTCTGCTGCTATGACTGCCTTAAACGCTTTTGGTGGATGGATTGCCGCTATTGGTATAGCCACTACTATTATTTCGACATTTGTAAGTTGGTTATCAGAAACAAAGAAAGAATCCGCAGCTACAGCAAAAGCCCTAGATGGAGTAACTAGCTCAGTAGAAAACGTTGCTAGAACTCTTGAATTTTTAAACAAAAAAGACCCGCTTGAAAGAATTACTATAACAGCTATTGAAGCTCGCGCAACAGCGTTCGGTGAGCTAGCTGATAGTATTGCCATGGCAAATACACGCGCAGTAGCAGAGCTAGACAAAATGGGTCGTACAGATAAGTTTGTAGACTTTATCTCCAAACTGTGGAGCGGTGACGTCCAAAGCAAACTAAATGAGCGAACAGCAGAAGGTTTCGCCAGTGCATTTACTGCTTTAGAAAGAGGCCCTTCCGCAGATAAGCTACGCGAAACTTTTAAGAACATTCTTGGAATCGATACAATAGATACAGAAAGTATCGAAAAAGCATTAGACAAGCTACCTGAGGCTGTTCGTAAAGTAGGTATGGATAAGCTTACCAAGGACTTAAAAGAAGCAGCACTAGCTGCACAAATTACTGCAGCTAGAGGCAAAGAGCTAACAGAAATATACACAGCTGCAACAAGACAGCTACAAGACTTACGTACAAGCTTTATACCAACAGACGCCGTAAGCCGTTTAGGTGCTACAATCGTTTCAAGTGCTGAAAAATTAAGTACTGCACTGCAAGATCCGGTTCAGACACTAAATGCAATGAATGCTGCTGTGCGAGACGCAAATAGTTTAAGCTTATTCCCTCCAGAAACTGGCACAATGTTGGTCGGTTTACGTGGAGAACTAGAAAAGCTAACAGAAAGTTACGCCAACACAACTAGCGAAATAGAAGATACCGAAAAACGAGTGGCTTCTTTACTTAAGCAGCGTGCTGACCTAGAACAACGTGCCGGACTCTACGGTGTAGAGCGCGATCAAATAAAGGAAATCAACGCAGAACTTTCAAAGCTATCTAGTGTTAAGAAAGTTAAAACAGATTTGCTTTTTAAGGTACAGACAGACGTACAGACATTAAGCAAACAATTTGATAAAGTACTAACAGATCAGTTTGCTTATGGTGCTAAACTAATTAGTGATAGACTAAGCGCCGAATGGGCTAAAGCTGGCAGCATTATTGGTAATGCCATTGCAGGAATGTTAGGTGATACTGAAGCAGGCATTAGAATGCGTGCCAAGTACGAAACGCTTGCCCTAGAAGGCCAGCGCGAACAAATCAGAACTCAAATTCTATTAATCCAGTCAAACGAACGTTTAGCAATTGCTATTGAGCAAGATTCTTTAAACAGACAAGTAGCAGCACTGGGCCCAAATATAGACGCAAAAGACTTACGACCATATGCAGACCGCCAAATAGCTTTGGACAGACGCCGATCAGTACTTGATACTAAAGTTACTAAAGGTGCTACAGCAAAACTGGTGGAAGATATCAATAAAAATGTAATGGGTGCTCGCGAAAGCTTAACCTACGTACAAGCAGCAGAATCCGCTTTTGCACAAATGGCAGGAATTAGTGCTCAAATGGATGTAGTTGCTATAAAAGCCGCCGTAGACTTGGCAAGAGTTAGACTAAAATCCGATGAAACACAATTAGACGCAGCCGCTAATCGTTTAAAGCTAAACAAAGAAGGGCTAAGCACCTTAGAGTCAATAGTCGGTACCGAATCCGGACTAGTATTAAGACAAAAACAAAGTATAGACCAAGAAGAATTAAAGTTTCAAAGCCAGAAAAAGAATTTTGATTTACGTATACAGCTTGGTGCTTTTGAGATACTACAAGATAAGGCTAAAGAAAAATCAGAAAAAGCTCAAATAGGTATAGAAATTGAGCGAGTAAAAGAAAGACTAAAGCAATTAAAGATTGATGGTGAAATTGCAGAAAAGAATTTAACCAACAAGCAAGTTTTAGAAGCTTCTAATGTTCAGTTTGCGTTGCAAACAAAAGAACAAGAAAGACTATTTACACGTTTACAAGAAACTCAAGCACTAGAAACTGACAGACTAAACATGGCAGAGTCTCAGCTTGAAGCAGCTAAACAGTTGGGTGCAATCAGCGAACAAAGCTACCTGCGTGAAAAACTATTGTTAGATAACGACAAAGCAAGACTAGAAACACAAACTAGAATTGACCAAATTCGAAAAAGTGCTAATGATATTACTGCTGGTGCAGAACAGGTTATTAGCCAATCACGAATAGCGTTAAAGACAGCAACTCCTAAAGATCAAACTGCCTTAAACGAAAAAATTCGTGAACAACAAACACTAATTGAGCGCACAAATGCCAGCAGCGATACGCAAGTACAAAGTCTGCTAACACAACTCGGTATACGTACACAGCTAAATGCCGCAACAAATGAACAAGCCCTAGCACTAAATAAAGTCGCTATAGCTACACAGTCTTTGTCAGCTCTGTTTGGCGACCTAGGTACTAAAATAGGTGAAACTGTTAGTGAACTAGTTAAGTACAGTATGGGTTCTACAGCTATGGCAAAAAGACATGCCGAAAGCCTGGCAGGTATGGACAAAGACAGTGAAGCGTATAAGCAGAAGTTTAAAGAAAACACTGACGAACGCACTAAATTTGAAATTACTGGTCAAATGAAGGCTGCCGGTGTTGCAAAAGGAATGTTTAAAGAGAAAACCGCTGCTTTTAAGGTCTTAAACAACTTAGAAAAGCTTCGTGCTGCACAATCTATTGCCTTAAGCATCAAAGAGGCGGCTATTAAATTAGGTTTACTAACTCAAGTACAGGTGGCTAGTATGGCCGCAAGTGCTAAAGACTTAGCAATGCAAGCTAACAATGCTTTAATGTCTATTGGTATTAACATCCCTAAGATTTATGCAGCTACTATTGGTCAACTAGGTATCTTCGGACCCCCAGTTGCTGCAGCTATGATTGCTGCGTTTCTTGGACGTGGCGGCGGTGGCGGAGCAAGCTTTGAGCCAAACGCACAACAGCGTCAAGAAACTCAAGGTACTGCAATGGGTTGGGATTCGCAAGGCAATAAAGTGCAAGTACGCCGCGGTGTATTTGGAGACACAGATGCTAAGTCAGAATCAATTGCTAACTCACTGGCAATCTTAAAAGATAACTCTGTAGACGGTTTAAGCTATAACAACCGCATGGTTGATTTACTAACCAGTATTGACCAAGGTATTAATAACACCGCCAAAGGGTTGTACAGTATTCAAGGTTTACGTGGTGGTTCAATGTTTGGTACCGTAACCGGCTCACAAAGCGGTGGCGGTTTATTAGGTACTGGATTTTTAAGTAGCAAAACTTCGCGCAGTATTACTGACAGCGGCTTGTTAATTGAAGGTACTTTTGCACAACTTGCAAGCGACACCAACAAAGCAGTTATTGACTTCTTTGAGCAAGTAACTGTATCAAAAAGATCTTGGTACGGTAAAACTAAAACTTGGGTTGAAACCAATCGCAGAGAAATTGACGACGCCACTTCAGACTTCTTCCAAGATATTTTCGGTAATGCTACTGAAATGTTTATTGAAGTTGGAGCCAAAGCAGGTGTTGACGCCAATGCAATTAATCAAATTCTTGGCGGAATGGATGTTGGTAAAAACTTTACCAGCTTACGCGGCTTAAAAGGCGAAGACTTTGAAAAAGAACTAAGTGCCGTTATTGGTACTGTGTTAGACGATGCCGCTTCCGCTATATTTTCAAGCTTTGAGAGTTTTGCTAACTTTGGCGAAGGCATGCTGGAAACAGTAGTGCGTGTTGTAGACACAAACACCAAAATAAACCAACAAATTAAAAACATTGGCATAGATTCTGGTAAACTAAGTTTTGCAATAACCGAAACATTGGCCAACTTAGCTGGCGGCTTAGAAAACTTTTTAGACCAAACTAACTTTTTCCGTGAAAACTTTTTAACAGAAGCTGAACGTTTAGCACCAGTTCAAAAAGCAGTAACAGAGGAAATGGCTAGACTAGGATACTCAACTGTTGACACTCGCGAAGAGTTTAAGCAACTAGTACAGAGCCTAGACCTAACCACAGATGCCGGTCGACAAAACTACCAAGCACTAATGAATGTTGCCGATGGTTTTATAAAAGTAACAGCCGAAGCAGTTAAGCAAGCCGAAGAAGCCTCCAAACTAGCACAGCAAGAAGCAGATGAACGCAAGCAGCTAGAGCAAAAACTATTTGCACTAACAGCAACACGCGAGGAACTTCGTGAACGCGAACTAGAAGGTTTGTTTGCTAATAATCGCGAATTGCAGCGTGAAATCTGGTTAAGAGAAGATCAGATTTCGGCAGCAAAGGCCTTACAGTCTAACTTAAAAGGTGTAACAAACACTCTTAAGTCACAAGTACTAGCCCTTAAAGACTACAAAACTTCACTACTAAGTGGAGCCAGTTCTACACTAACCGCTACCCAACAGTATCGTTTAGCTAAATCAGAAGTAGAAGGTCTGGTAGCTACTATTAGTAAAACAGCAACTACTCCAGAGGAAATAGAAGCTCGTAATGTGGCAATAGGAAAACTAACTTCAGTTAGCGATAAGTTCCTGAACCAATCACGAAACTTATTTGCCAGCGGAGCACAGTATACCAGCGATTTTAGTGCTATAATGTCAATTATTAACACTGTTAGCGGTGGTTTAGAGACTCAGTTAAGCGATGCCGAAAAACAGCTAAATGCATTAGAAGCTTCTAACACATACTTACAAAGTATTGATACTGCAAGTAAAACTACTGCGCAACTGTTACAAGCATACTTAAGCTTAGGCGGTACGCCAATTACTGCACCAGGTTTTGCAGTTGGTACAAACTTTGTGCCGCAAGACATGGTAGCTCAAATTCATCGTGGCGAGCGAATTATTCCTGCCGCAGATAACTTGGAGCTAATGTCAAGTATTGGCAACCGCAACAGAACTAACGAAGTACTAGTAATAGAAATCAAAAAGCTAAATCAAAAAATACAGTCGCTAGAGCAAACAGTAGCACAAGGTGCTGTAATGAATGCTGAAGCAACTGATCGCAATACAGCAGAAATTGCTCAAGCTGTTGTTGATAGTTCGGGCAAAGCTATACAAGCTAATAGGCTACAAGCCAAGGCTGGTATAAGGTAAGTGTAATAAGTGCCAAGCATGCTTGGCACTTATTTTATAAGGGTACGTATGTCAAATCTAAGAATAATTTATAACAATGCGGCAGATATTGCAACTATAACAGCTAGTACTACTGCTGCAGGTTTTAGTGTAAATAATTTAAAGAGTACGCAAAAAACCCAAGTACATCGCAGTACTGGCAACACGGTAGCTTATACACTGGTTTGGAATACTGCTCAAAAAATAAGTGCAGTGGCTTTACCTGCTACTAATTTAATTAGTGGAGCTACTATACGTGTGCAAGCGTACACAGAAGTTTCTGACACAGAAGTAGTTGCAGATACAGGCGTGTTAACAGCTTGTAGAAATCGCGCTAATATATTTGAAAATACTGCTGCCACGCCTACTTATGTGGATTTTGGTTTTGGTGGAGCTACAAAAACCAGTGTATGGTTGTCGCGCGTGCTTACAGTAAAAAAGTTGGTTATAACCATAACTAACACACACCCTATTGACTGCTCAAGAATTGTATGTGGCACGTACTGGGAAAGTTCGCGTCAAGCAAGTAACGGTATTACTTTAGATTTTTCTGATCCAAGTGATGTAATTACCACTCGCAGTGGTAATACTTATGTTGACAGAAAACCTATTTCAGACTCCATGAATTTAAATCTAGAATATATAACGGATAGAGATCGTGTTGAGCTGTTAGATATAATGCGAAAGTTGGGTTCTAGTGGTTTAATTTATTTATGTGTATTTCCAGATAACACAAATCCAGAAATAACACAAGCTTACAGCATATACGGTAGAAGTCAAAATAACAGCATTCAATATCAGTTGTATAGTCTATACAATACTAACCTTACTCTTAATAGTTGGTAATAATGAAAACAGTACAAGATATCGTAGCTTGGTTAAACACGCAAGAACATATTAAATGTATTTTGGTAGATATTTCTGAAATAGGTAATTCGCCAGAATCTGAGTTATACTTGTCAAGTATGCCCTATACTTATGACAACAAAGTTTATAATGCCGTAGTAACAGGTGGACTTAGTTTTTCAGAATCGCTAAGTATAGAAGGGTCTCCAAGCATGGGTTACGGAAGCTTGGAAATAACTAATGTTGGCGGCATATACGATAGTTACATAGATTACGTATGGAATAAGCGCCCTATAAAAATATACTTAGGCGACCCTACATGGGCAAAGTCCGACTTTGTATTAATTTTTGACGGACTTATTCAAGAATTAACCGCGCCAAACGAATCAACACTAAGTTTTAGTGTATTTGATAAACTACAGCGTTTAAATAATCCACTAAGCGAAAAAACACTAAAACAAACTAGCTATTCACAAAATACGCAAGATAATGTATTGCCACTGCTTTTTGGCGAGTGTTTTAACATAACTCCACTATTAGTAGACAATGGCAGCACCAACAATGGTGGCCAAGTTTATATGATGCATGATGGCGCCGTTGCCGGCGTTATTGAAGTTCGTGATAACGGTATACCCATTGCCGTTGAGCCAGATTTAGCCACTGGTACATTTGAACTTCTTACTCAACCATATGGGACAATAACTTGCAGCGCACAAGGCGACACGCCTTATACTAACACAGTGTCTGGAATCGTGCAAAAACTAGTCACCGAATATGGCACAGAGGAAAATAGATTTCAAGTTTCAGAGCTTGCATTTGGAGATTTTACCAATACCAGTCCAGTAGGGCTATACTGTTCTGAAAGACGCAACGTGTTGGAGGTTTGCACAGAGCTTGCAAAAAGCGTTAATGCAAATTTAGTGTGTCCTGCTGTTACTGTAAGCAATGGTACAGTAATTACCAGTAAACTTAAGTTAGTGGAAATAAAGCAAGCAACTGGAACACCCGTTTACTACTTAAACGACAATAATATGCTAGTAGACTCACTATCCATTAGCGAAATGTTTCCAGTAAAACCAAGTATTAAATTAGCTTACTGTAAAAACTATACGCCGCAAACCACAGTAGCAGCAGGATTAAATCCTGTTAGTAAGTTTGAAGATCAGTATATTTTTGTGTCTGCAGTAAATGCCGCTGCCAGAACACTTTACCGCGATAGTGGAGACACAGCGGAAGAAGAAACACTATTGATAGCCACTGCAAGTGCGCAGGCAGAAGCAGACAAACGACTACAATTATGGCAACAACAAAGATTCATTGTTACCGCCAATTACTTACCTGAGCTAATATTTGTTCAGCTAGGTGATGTAGTACAAGTGCAAACATCAAGATTTGGTTTAGCGAATGGTAAACTGGGTATGGTTTATTCAATTACCCGAGACTGGGTAACTGGACTCGTAAGTATAGGAGTTTTAATATAATATGAGTACGCCAATTAATGCAAGAGACTTATCCTTGCAACAAACAGTTCCACGAGTACTTGGTATTGCTAGTAACTACATTACTATAGTATCGCCCAACCTAGAAGCTAAGTACGGTGCAGATAACGTCCCTGCGCCAGCTACGTTAGAACTAACTGTGGTAATGTCTGGGTCGCTACAAGGTACTCCTTATTTTGAAGTTATTGGTTTGTTCCCAAATACACAACTAACTGTAGTAGGGAACAAGCTAATATTAAACCCTGAAACTTTTGCGCAAGATTCTGTTGTTGTTACTGCAAAACTGGACTTTGAAGGTGTAACATATACCTCTGTACCAGTTACAGCTTACAAAACATTTTCCGCAGTTACAGCTAGGTTGTCAAGAAGTTTTGATTTAGTACAGACTGATTCTGCTGGTAATAATTATAATTTACCAGGCACTAATTCCATTGAGTTGTTTAATGGCACAATTAAACTTATTCCAGGAGTGACTTTTGGGCCACTTACTCAAACAAAATCTGGACTAACTTGCCAGGTTAATAGTGTTACAGGACAAATTACACTATCGCAGAACGATGATAACACTTGGACTAGCGACTACGAAACATTTATACTAACAGCTACACGAAATTTTGTAGCTTATACAGTTTCGTATACCATTAGTAAAGTTCGTGAAGGCGGAACAGGCATCGACTTAACACCGCCACCAACGCCAACAGATTTTGCCGCTACTCCTGCAATTAACACGGTATTAATTCAACACGGGCAGCCAGAATATACTGTGGGTAGTGGCCATAGCCACACTGTGTTATACGGCAAAGAGTTTATCGAGGGGGATATATTAACACCATTTAATCCCGCTGAAAAAATAGCTGAATTTACTGGAAATACGTATACTCTGCCAAGTGATCCTGGAACTACCTGGAGACTGTGGATAAAGTGGGTTTCAAAAGATGGTGGTATAAGTACGGTACCTGCTGGAGGTACTAATGGCATTGAAGTAACTACTGGACAAAATGTATCCAAGCTACTTGACGTATTAACTGGCCAAATAACTGAATCAGAGCTATATTCAACATTAACCAGTCGTATTAACTTAATTGATGACCCTGTAACTGGGCTTGTAAAGAAAACTGATGATTTAACCACAGTTTTTGGCACAACAGTAACTGCTGCATCTAGTGCTGTGGAAGCCAACCAAGCCAAGGCCGCAGCCATTATAGCTCAGGGTTTAGCAGAGGGTAGTGCTGTAATAGCTACAGAAGCTTCTTTACTGTCTACAAGCGCCAGAGATGCCGCAGCTATTTCAGAAACTCAAGCAAGCATTAGTGCTACACAAGCAGCAACAAGCGCTAGTAATGCTGAAGGTAGTGCTTCAACAGCTACTCAAGCTTCTTTACTGGCTACAAGCGCCAGAGATGCTGCAGCTAGTTCAGAAACACAAGCAAGTATTAGTGCTACACAAGCAGCAACAAGCGCTTCAAATGCTGAAGGTAGTGCTTCAACAGCTACTCAAGCTTCTTTACTGTCAACAAGCGCCAGAGATGCTGCAGCTAGTTCAGAAACTCAAGCAAGTATTAGTGCTACAAGTTCCGCAGTAAGTGCTTCAAATGCAGCAGGTAGTGCTTCAACGGCTAGTACACAAGCTGGACTCGCTACACAAGCTCGTAGTGATGCAAGTGGTTTCTCTACTGCTGCCGGTATATCTGCTGAAAATGCTGCAATTAGTGAAACAAATGCAGCAGGTAGTGCCACCAGTGCCGCAACCTCATTAACCAGAGTACAAGCAACAATTCGTGGAACCTCCCTGGGATTGCCACTAGAGCAGTGGGTTTTGAATGGTCAAAGTATTGTAGTAGTTACCGATGGTCCAGTCGGTACTAATGCACTAAGATTATCCGGTAATTACGGTTATCCGAACCAAGGTAACTTCGTACCTATTGACCGTACAAGAAAGTATCGCGTTAGATTCTGGGCCAAGCCCTCAAGCGACGCAACTGGACTATTGTACTTTTCACTACAGCAGTTTCTTGACAGCAATGGAACCCCAGGACCAGATAACGGCGGTCGTAGTCCTTATAAACCAAGTGGTCAAAATCGTGCACAGCACGTAGCTACCTATGGAGATACGTGGGGGCTATACAACTTTGTGTGGACTTCTGACGACTGGCAAAGTGGTGTTAAGTTTGTGCGCCCTGACTTTTTGGATAACTATAGTGGTGCAGCCGGTTACTGGGATGTTCAAGGGTTTACTTTCACCGATGTAACAGATACCGAAGAACTTACAGCAGCGATACAAACAGTATCTAATGTAGTGTCTGGTCCAGAAGGCTTATCTGCGCAATATACTGTTAAAACTGACGTAGCTGGGCATGTAGCAGGATATGGTTTAGCATCAACTTCTAGAACTAGTGTTGCAGTTGATTGGGCTGCAACATCTACTGGTATTATACGAGCTGCTACACAGACTGCTCCTCATAGTGCTATATTTCGAGAAGTCTTCAATGGAAGAATGCTTGGCGATGTAACTAATAACGGATTAGTTAATAGCGCAGACGCAAGCATAGTAAACCAGTACGGAGCTGGCCTGTCTATAGATCCAACCATAGCTGCATATATTGAGAATGTTCTAGCAGTTATAATGCTAGCTAATCCCACTAAATATGCTGCATATCTTAAAGCCGGTACAACGACTGTAAGTGAGTTCGCAATTTTAGCAGATAGGTTCTATATAGCCCCTCCTTCTGTTAATCAAAGCACCGCACCTACCACAAATTTATATCCAGGGTATGTATGGGTTGATACAAGCACTAGTCCACCAGTTACTAAGTACTATACAGGAACTGCTTGGAGTTTGGACCCACAAAGATTTCCTTTTATTGTTCAAACTGCCCCAACAGTAATAAATGATGTAACTGTACCTCCTGGCGTTTACATAGACACAGCATTTATTCGTGATGCTACTATTACCAATGCAAAAATTGCAAATCTTGCAGTTGACAGTGCCAAGATTGCTGATCTTGCCGTAACTACTGCAAAAATTGCAAACCTTGCTGTTGACAATGCAAAAATCGCCAACTTAAATGCTAGCAAGATTAACGCAGGGTTTATTAGCGCAGACCGTATAGAGGGCGGTAGTATTTCAGCAGCTAAACTAAGTGTTACTAGTTTATCAGCAGTTAGTGCAGATATGGGTACTGTTACAGCAGGTAAAATGCAAAGTACTGACGGTAAGTTTGTTATTGACTTAACCAACAAGTTTATTAGTATAACTGTATAAAAAATACCCAGGACTAAACACCCTGGGTATTTTTTTGCATTGACAATACCATGCCCTTGTGGTATAATAGTACAAATTCTTTAAAGGTATGTTAATTTTTACTTGACAAACTTAAATCGGCTTAAAGCTTACTACCACCCTAAACCGTAGCAGGCCGCACATATTATTAAATAATACTAACAGGAGCATCTTTATGCTAAGCAATATAACAGATCAGACAGTACAAGGTCTGGGCATGGTGGCCTTGGCGGTTATAGCAGTTTTAATTGGAGTACAAAAAATCTTAAAAGACTGGCGTAGCACTGCTGCAGAAACAAATGTAATAACCCTTATGCACACAGAACTAGACCGCATGAGTGAACAGAATACTCAACTTAGTCTAGAACTGGGGCGTTTAAACACTGAAGTTATTTCACTTAACCAAGAACTACAAAAATTAACTCTTGAAAATCAGCGACTACAGCGTGAAGTAGTAGCACTGACTACTGAAATAGGTGAACTAAGAACCATTACACAAAAGGAAAAGTATGGCAAGATCAAGATTAACTAATACAACACAAGATCTTATTGCCGACAGTGGGGCTGTTTTATGGAGCTTTGTAAAAGGCGAGCAATTAGAGTTTCCTGTATCACTTAACTTTGTTGAAGACGCATCAGTAAAACTAAACAACAACTACGTTTACGAAGCAGTGGTTGTTGAAGCGGCAAATATCCGAGGACAAACAGAGCGTCCAGTTGCAACCAAAGACGGCGGAGTGCAAACCAGACTATTTGTTAGACTACCAGTATTTTTAGGTGCATGGCAAAGTGCAGCAGCTTACAACAAAGAAGATGTAGTATTTTATAATAACAAATACTACAAACTAGCTTCTGGCAGTGGTCGTGTTAATTCAACAGTGCCTAGTTCTGATCCTCGCTGGATCGAAACTGCACTAAACATTGTTTACTTGCAGTTTCCTGCAACACTGGCAGCTACTTGGAGTGTACAGCCACTGGTAGACTCACCAGTATATGGATTTTTTGAATTGCGTGTAACAGAACCGCAAGATCAAATATTTACTCGTACATTTAAACCTGTACGTGGTATGGTTGAAATCTTATTTAGTCCAACCGATGTAACAGCCGATCAACTAAATCAGACCACTGCGTGAGGTGTAAATGGCAGATAAGATAGTACTAATAACCGCACAAAAACCAATAACCGGCAACTATACTTATCAGCCAAAACCTGCCACAGCAGAAATTCCAAAGTTAGTTGTTGCAAAACCGCCCGAACAACCGCTGGTTGCCAGCACAGAAAATAACTTACTTGCAAAAGTAGTCATAACAAACATGGGTGAGGAAATACTGCCTAACCCACAGCTGTTTCGACGAGCGCATGACTACTATCAAGTTAATGATACAATTACGCTAACATACAGATCCATTAAGGTTGACCTTGTAGCGGCCACAGATCAGTTTAGCAGAACAGTACAGTATAAACGTGTATTTCAACAACTACAAGTAACCAACGATAGTTATAAAGTTTTCGTAGTACGCAAGGGCGTGGTAGATACTGTTGCTGACATTGAACTTGTCACCAAGCGAGCACAAAAAGTCCTCGCAGATCAAGTCAATGAAACTGACCAAGTACGCCTACAGCCACGAAAAGTTGTACAAGACACCGTAAGTCGCAGTGAAGTAGTAGTTAAGTTTCCGCAAAAAGCGGTAAACGAAACCGTTGCTTCAACCGATGTTTTAAGCCGCACCGTAAACTTTAATCGTAGTTTTAGTGATGTGGTAGACGCCACAGACGACTTTTTTGGCAATGCCAACGTAGACGACGATCAAACTGCACGTGTAGGCAAAACACTGATAAGTTGGTTGGCCAGCACAGATGTTAGAAGCATAGTTTTAAGTGTGGTTAAGGCCGATGTGGCTACCACCACAGACCAAAAGCAGGCTAGGTTAACAAAGCCGCTGCTTAGTGCCACAGCCTCCACAGATCAAGCCAGAGCACGCGCACAAAAAATCCTGGCTACTGCCTACACAGCCAGTGATTTAACCACACAAGCAACAAACAAACGATTACTGGATGTTGGCATAACTGGTGACGTTGCTGCACTGCTTGCCCGTAAAACACTGGCAAGTGCGAGTACTACGCAACATCAGTTGCGATATACAGCAACAAAACCACTGATTAGTAACTTTGTTGCCGGCGATCAAGCTGTTATTGTATGGGATATAAAGCGTGCTTTCGCAGATCAAACAACCAATGCACACTTGTTACAGTTTGGTGTTGCCAAAAGCTTACAAAATACCAGCACAACCACAGATCAAAAACAGTTAAATTTTAGCAAAACACTAAACACTGGGTATGTTGTTGCGGATGTGTTTTCAAGAACTGTTAATTATGTTCGACTGTTCACCGATACCGTAGATGCCACAGACGATTTTTTTGGTAGCGCCAACATAGATGACGACCAAACTGCACGTGTAGGTAAAACCAACATAGACTGGGTTGACACACAAGAACAGCTACAGTTTGCATCCGCTAAAACACTAAACACACAATTTACCAGAATTGATGTGTTAAGTAATCGTTTAACAAAAGTTGCACAAAGCAATAGTGTTGCACAAGATAGTAGTGTGTTTAGAACCGGTAAAACACTGGTTAGCAACACCAACAGTGCGGATCAAAACAGCAAACGTGCAACAAAAGTATTACTGGATACCAGCACTGCAACGGACCAATTTAGTCGTGTGGTTAACTACCAAAGAAGTTTCTTGGAGTTGGTTGACCCCACAGAAGTTGTGCAATTAACACCACGAAAAGTATTGCTGTCACCCGCTGTTGCAACAGATAGCTTTTCAAGAACCGTTGCTTATGTGCGCCAGCTTGCTAGCCAAACTACTCACAGCGAACAACGAGTTTTCAACTCCAGAATCAGTAAATTAGATACTGGTACTACTACAGATTCAGCCGCAGCTAGAACTTCAAAAGTACTGCAAACTACTTTTACACGCTCAGATACTGTAGCCAACACAGCTAGAAAAGTAGCTGCTGAACTGGTAACAAGTTCAGATACCGTGAGCTTTTTCAAGTTCACAAACCGTTTCTTCAACGAGATAATTACCGCACAAAGTTCGGGAGTTATCAACAACCAGAGTTACTTTGCTGAAAATTATGCTCAGCCAGGGTACGCAGGTACAAACACTATTATTTCTTAAAAGGATAGATCATGGTAAATGACTCAATCAAAGCCAAAGGCACTCTGCAACTAGTATTACTGGACGCGCAGGGAAATATCAAACAACAAGACGAACACAACTTGGTGGTTAACACAGGTCTAGCTTATATTGCTAGCCGTATGCGCGACACCACAGCCGCTGTTATGACACACATGGCAATTGGCAGCGGTACAGTTGCAGCTGCTGCAGCTGACACAGCACTTGGTTCGCAGCTAAGCACACGTGTTACTTTAGACTCAACAACTATTGTTACTACAACAGCAACTAATGATTCAGTACAGTATGTAGCAACTTTTGCAGCAGGTCAAAGCACTGGCGCTGTAACAGAAGCCGGCATTTTTAACGCAGCCACAGCCGGCACAATGCTTTGCCGCACAGTATTTCCAGTTATCAACAAAGGTGCACTAGATACACTAGTAATTACTTGGAAAGTAACTGTAGCTTAATAATGACTTTTTAAAGGGATACCTATGGCAACAATTATAACACGCGAAGTCGGGGCTACAGCCAAAGGTACTCCCCTAACTAACGCTGAAATTGATACCAATTTTATCAATTTAAATGCAGATATTGCCACACGCATTCCTGCAAGTGAAAAAGGTGCGAATAACGGTGTTGCCACACTTGGCAGCGATGGTAAAGTACCAAGTAGCCAACTGCCTAGTTTAGACTACGTACTAAATTCAGCAAAAGGTGCGAATAACGGTGTTGCCACACTTGGTAGTGACGGTAAAGTTCCTGCTATACAGTTACCAAGTTATGTTGACGATGTACTAGAAGCCGCTAACTTAGCGGCTTTTCCTGCTACAGGCGAAACCGGTAAAATCTATGTTGCACTTGATACCAACAAAACTTACCGTTGGGGTGGTAGCGTTTACGTGTACATTACCAGCGGAGCCGTAGATTCGGTAGCCGGTAAAACTGGTGTTGTTACACTGGTTAAAGCTGACGTTGGCTTAGGCAGCGTAGACAATACTGCTGATAGTGCAAAACCAGTAAGCACTGCTCAACAAACAGCACTAAACTTAAAAGCCAACTTAAACTCACCTACATTTACAGGAACTGTTGGCGGCATTACAGCAGCAATGGTTGGTTTAGGTAACGTAGAAAACAAATCCAGCGCAACTATTCGTGGTGAAATTACCAGCGCCAACGTTACTGGTGCACTAGGTTTTACGCCTTACAATGCAACTAATCCACTTAATTTTGGTTCAAACGCCGGCACAGATGCAACTGGCGATGCAGGTGCAAATGCTTTTAGGGGTGGTAATAGTACAGTTAACGGAGCTGGTGGTGCTGTAACCATTACAGGCGGAACTTCTGTTTCTACAACAGCAGGTAAAAACGGTGGTTCTGTAACAATTGCTGGTGGTGATAATACTTCTGCAACAGGTGGTTTTGGTGCTAGTTTGTCACTGCCAGGAGGCACGGCTGTATCAGGGGATGGGGGTCAGGCTAGACTTTATAGCGGTGATTCAAAAGGCACCAACATACCTGGCGCAGATTTAATGATTTTTGCAGGCCGAGGTACTGGTACTGGTCTTGGCGGCACATTACGATTCTATACATCTGGTGTAATAACATCCGGAGCTGGATTACAGACCCACACATCTAGACTTGAAATAGACACTACTGGGCAAGTTTTCGCCCGTGCCAATATTGCGTCTACTAGTACAACCACAGGAACTTTAAGAGTAACAGGCGGTGTTGGTGTTAGTGGTACAGTATTTGCTGCAGGGTTTAATGGTCCTCTAACTGGAAATGCAACAAACGTTACTGGCACTGTTGCCATTGCAAACGGGGGTACTGGTGCTACAACTCGCCAAGATGCAATGGATGCGTTGGCAGGTGCAGTTACTAGTGGTCAGTACCTTCGAGGTAATGGTACAGATGTTGTTATGTCGGCTATTCAAGCAGCCGATGTACCAACACTAAATCAGAATACAACTGGAAACGCCGCAACGGCAACAATATTACAAACCGCTCGTACTATAAATGGCACCAACTTTAATGGTTCTGCCAATATTACAACTGCAACCTGGGGTACTGCACGTACTCTAACTATTGGCAATACTGGAAAATCTGTTGATGGGAGTGCAAACGTAGCTTGGTCTCTTGCTGAAATTGGAGCATTAAGTACGGCAGGCAAAGCCGCCGACTCAGATCTTTTAGATGGGTATAACAGCGATCGTTTTTGGCGTCTGTACGCAGATAGTAATATGGAAGCCGGTGTGACTGGTGGTAACCTTAATGGTACCAACATGCAGTATTTGTTAACTAATCAAGTCCAAAACTTACTGCAACATAATGCACCTACAACATATGAAACTTGGAGCGGTACTGCATATGTGTCTCAAACAGTACCAACTTTACCGTTTCGCGGAGATTCTAGTAGTAAGTGGGACGGTTTAACAATTGCAAACGGTACTGCAAGGGTGCGTTTTACATGGATTAATTTTGGCTACCGTTTTTGGTCTACTTTATCTACTGCTTGCAGTGCTAATGGTAACTCATTTAGAGTTCGCTTTTACACGTCGGCCGATCAAACTACGTGGATAGAACGCTTTACTTCTGGATATGTAAGCAATTGGCCTGGATACCACGTTTGGCCGCTTTATGGTGGCGACAGTGCTTTTCCACATATTCGAATTGAATTTGAGTTTTCTTGGACTAATGCCAACGCCGCGACTTTTGGCGATATTGCTTTAATGGGAGCTTACGGCGGATACAACAAAACTTTTGATTGGGATTATGCGCGAAATGTTTTCTTTAACAACGCGTTTATATCAAGCAATCAAGTACTGCACGCTGGCAATTTCAGCAGCTACGCTCTGCCACTAAGCGGTGGTACAGTTACTGGCGTTACTACATTCTCAAACGCAAGTGACTCGCAGATCATTCTGAGTGGGGCTGGAACACGTTGGGCCGGAATTACTTGGACAGACGACCTCGCAACCGACTACACGTTTTTTAACGGATCGACCGGCACGTTTGCTATCGGTGGTGGTGGCTCGGCGGTGTCTGGCAAGAAGCTGCATGTTAATGGCGGCATGACTATTGGCAGTGGGTACGCTACAACCAGCAACCCGACGAACGGCTTGACCGTTGAAGGTGCGGTAGTTTCTGGCGGGAATACTGGGTTCAGAAACCATGTCTACTACGGTGGTGTGCGTAACCCCATTTGGTCTTTTGGGGACGCTCTTAGCTACGGCATTAGCTACTTTCAGGGTGGTGCTGGTATTGGTGGTAATGACACCATCGGAATTCACCCTAACGGTACTGCTACTGCTGCTGGGTCTTCATTTGCTGTCGTTTCCAATGGAGACACGCGTGCTGGCAATAATTCATACGCCTACGCATTCCGAGGTCACAGCAACGTAGCAGGCACTGGCGAGGCCAGCTTTCACCCTGCCGGTATCTACTCAACCAGCACCAACTGGCTGTACGGCCAAATCATCACAAACGGGAACGCGATCAATGCTGGTGGTGGGACGATCACAGGTGGCGCAATTACCGCAAGTGGTGCGATCACTCAGTCCGGCAACCAAGTTTTACACGCAGGCAATTACACAAGCTACTCACCAAGCCTAAGCGGCAACTACAAGAACATTGGTGTAGGCGGGTTGTACTCTCGGTACAACTACAACGAGAGTACCTGGATCAGTGATTCCACTTCGGCGTTTACTCTTTCTCCTGACTTTGGCACCACTACGGTTTCAATGCACAACAGCCACGGTCACTTTGGTGGCTGGGCGACAACGCTGACGATGTCTGGCTACGAGCGTTATGGCGCGTATCAGATTTCTGGCGAGTACAACGCTACAACGCCTCAGCTTGCGATCCGCAACTACAACCAGGGAATTGGTGGCTGGACTTCTTGGGTACGATTACTGCACGCCGCTAACATTAGTAGCTATGCTGTTCCGCTTCGCGCCCAATCAAACTGGAATGACAGCACAGTCATTGACGACGTAATTGGCCTATTGGCGTGGAAAAACTACGGCAACAGTCATGTTATTTTTGATGCGTCAAACAGCACGGCTCCCAATGGAACAAGTATAAGCAACACCAACCCCCAAAACAACTGGGCAGGAACATATCCTACGCTGATGGGTTGGAACGGCTCAAACACATACGGTGTTAGGGTTGATAGTTCCCGTTCATCTGATAGATCTAGTAGAGCCAACGGCAATTTTTACATCGACGACAACTTTGGTTGCGGTATTGTAGGTGCTTACTCATCTACTCGCTATCAAGGCGTGTTTGCCATGGGCGACTCGTACAAACTGCCTGCAAGTGGGGAAAATACAGGTTCTCTATATGGTATGGCTTGGTCACACCCTAACGCCGGAGGTGCAGCAGGAAACTTAACTGATCACGGTTTGCTAATCATCAATAACGGTGGATTCCGTTGTGCAATCTCTAACTCGATTGTTGCTTCAGCAAACATCACTGCCTACTCTGACGAGCGTTTAAAAACCAACTGGCGCGATATGCCAGAAAACTTTGTTGCTCGATTGGCTCAGGTTAAGGTTGGTATCTACGACCGCACGGACGAAGAAGATGTTACCCAGGTTGGCGTTTCGGCTCAGTCATTCCAGCAATTGTTGCCGCAAGCAATCATGACAGCCAAAGACGAAATGAAAACGCTGTCAGTCAACTACGGTGGCGCAGCACTAGCGTCAGCTGTCGAGCTGGCCAAAGATAACGTAGAACTTCGTGCTCGCATTGAGCGCTTAGAAGCCTTAATTAATACACTCCTAAACAAGGAATAATATGACAGACTCAGTACCGGCAGCAGAACAACCAGAAAACTTTACTGCTGATTTTACAATTAAAATCACAGGGTTACGCACAGCTATAATTAACGGCATTGCCGATGCCGTTAAACAAGTTGAGTGGACCTTAAGGGGCAGCGAAGCGTCACAAACGTTTGAACTGCCACAAACCACACAAGTACCCGACCCTCAAGCGGAAGGGTTTGTTCCGCTGCAAAACTTAACAGAAGCACAAGTAATTGCTTGGATTGAAACTCACGAACTACGACTGCCTGGCATCAAAGCACATATTCAGTATGTATTAGATCGTGAAGTTGCCCGTGCAGCACTGCAATCAACACCAATGCCTTGGGCACCTGTTGCCGAAGTGCCCGCAGCACCCGAAGCTCCCGCAGCTTAAACTATAAAAGCGGCCAAGTGCCGCTTTTATTTATGGAAAACAAAAAATGTTTTGGATTTTAGAAATTTTTCCACATTGGTTTTGGTGGCTGTTACTATTAGCTGGATTTTCCGGGTATTTTTTAGCACACCTAGTACCAATAAAAACGTACCAATTGCCAATTAAAATTGTGGGTGGTGTGGTAGTCTTGGCGGTAATTTTTACACTGGGACTGTTATACGCCAATGGCGTGTGGCAACAAGCTGCTCGTGACTTGCAACACAAAGTTGAAGTTGCAGAAGCCAAATCGCAACAAGTAAATGAAGTTATAAAAGAACGGGTAATTACCAAAACTCAAGTAGTAAAGCAACGTGGTGAAAACACCACAGAGTACATTACTCGTGAGGTTGTTAAACACGACAACAGCTGCGTAATTCCACCAGAGTTTGTTTCAGCACATAATATGGCAGCAAAGGCACCTAAGTGAAAACCGTACTATTAGCTTTAACCCTAACACTAACCGGTTGTGCCACTGTAGTACCAGTTACGCAGCGTTGGCCGGAACCTCCAGGCTTGCAAAGTCAGCAACCTTGTGGCGAACTAAAGCCACTACCAGCAAACCCCACGCTAAGTCAAGTAGCAGAAACAATCAACCAAAATTACACACAATACTACCAGTGTGTGATTAAATTGGAAGCTTGGCAAGGGTGGTATCAACAACAACAAATCATACACAAGGACTTAAAGTGACTGAACTAACACTACAACAACTACAGCAGTTAATTCCCAAAAATCCTTATGTTAAGCAGTGGCATGGTGCACTGGCTCAGTTGCTACCAGATTACCAAATCAATACACCACAACGTATTGCAGCTTTTGTTGCACAGTGTGCACATGAGTCAGGAAACTTTACTGCACTACGTGAAAATTTAAACTACCGTTGGCAAACACTGCGTAAAATATTTCCCAAGTATTTTCCAACAGATGAACTAGCACAGCAGTATGCTGCAATGCCAAACAAGCAACAAGCAATTGCTAACTTAGTTTACGCCAACCGTATGGGCAACGGACCTCCTGAGTCGGGCGATGGTTGGCGTTTTGCAGGCAAGGGATTAATCCAATTAACAGGCCGCGACAACTATACTTGGTTTGCTGCTAGTCTAGAAATCTCAGTTGAAGAGGCGGCTGAGTACTTGGAAACTTTTGAAGGTGCTGCACAGTCAGCATGCTGGTTCTGGGAAACAAATAAACTTAATACGTGGGCAGATCGTGGCGATATTTTAACACTAACCAAACGTATTAATGGCGGTACAATTGGCTTAGATGATCGCATCAAGCACTACAACCATGCACTGCATGTACTAGGAGCATAATTTGCTGCAACGCATAATTTTAGCACTTGTGTTGGTATGTGGAACTGCCACGCAAGCACAAGACTTAAACAACACCGTAACAACTAACAGTACCGTTAATACTCGTAGCGACAGTACTGTTAGATCGCCACCTGCATCAGCTATTTCACCAACTATAAATACAGCCAACTCAGACTTGTGCGTGGTAGGTGTGGCTGGAGCTGTGCAAACCCAAATCTTAGGTATTAGTGCAGGCAGTACCGTAACAGACTTAAATTGCGAGCGATTAAAGCTTTCAAAAACACTGTTTGATATGGGCATGAAAGTAGCAGCTGTGTCAACACTTTGTCAAGACCGCCGAGTATTTGATGCCATGATGCAAGCCGGCACACCTTGTCCATATGACGGAACAATCGGTGCAGAAGCTCGTGCTGCTTGGAAAGCCAATGAAGCACAGCAACCTGGCCTAAAACAGAAGAACCGAGAAATAAGCAATGAAACTAAAACACTATTTAGCGCTGGCGGTTTATTGGCTTTGTTGCTCCTACTCTTACTCTGAAACAGTAATTGGCAGTACGCAAAATGCAGCTAGCACTGGACTATCATGGGTAATGACTAATGTGTTACCACAAGCTGCTGGTTTAACTGTCGATGCTGTTAGATATAGCTATACTGCCGTAAAATTACCAAGCGACCCACTACTAGTAACAGTTGCAAACCGCAACGCAAACACCCCGGGGTATGTTTTTAGATCGCAAGATGATTGGACTGGTTTACCCGGCAACACACTGGTTAAAACCGTGCCAGTTAATAATATACCAGGCACTCAGTGGGGTCCTGGTAGTATAACTACTACAGGAATTGGAAGCATAGAAAACACACAAGTAAACTACTCTTTTAGATACGATACTTGTTTTGGTGAAACCAAAGATCCAAGTTGCCCAAACTATCGCCCACCAGCTCAACCTGTAACCTTTACAGAATCAGTGCCGGAACAGCAGTCACAAAGATTGTGGCAGCAAACCGAAGAAGAACGTGTTGCAGCACAACGAATGTTGCAAACAGAACAAACCAAAAAAGCTCAAACATTAAAAAGAAACACAACCAACTCACTGGCAGACCAAGCAATAGCGGCCGCACTGTTTGAACAAAACAACATACCAAATATAGCCAGCTATAATCGTGCACTACCCGGTGGCGTTTATTTGGAAACTTTAAAGCTCAGGGATGCGCGCTTGCCCGATAGCCGAAATAGCGCTAGAATCAGTTTTAGTCAAGAACGCCTGCATACCAGGATGGTTGACCAACAATATAACCAAGGAATCAAAAATGATTAAATCTATACTACTAGCACTTGCGCTGTGTACCAGCGTTCAAGCCGCAGAAATCCCTATTCGCGGAATGGTAACACCCAAGTGTGTTATCAACACAGATACACCTGGTGTGTTTGGTAACCCAACACCAGGACTACTAAGCACTGACCGTACAGACGGTGGTGTTACGCCTGTTATTCGTTATGACGTTGTAGAAGCAGGATTTTACAAAGCACTTATTACTGTGCCAAGTTCGTTTACTACTAGTCCATCACTAACAGACGCCGTTAACTTTACTGGCAGTGTTGCGGTAAGTAAAGTTACTAATCCAAGCATGTCTGCATATACAACAAATAAACGTGTATATAACAATACATCGGAATTTGACTTAACCATCCCAGGAACAGTTTGGTTTAGTGCTACTTCAAAAGCACAGTACGGTTTTAACAAGTCTTTTCCAGCTGGCGAGTATCGTGCCGTTGTTTTAGCAGAGTGTATTGCCCTATAAGACAATGTTTCGACTATTACTATTGGCATTGATGTGGGTGAGCGTTTCAGTACACGCACATCAATTTACTCCCACCTATGTTAAGTTTGGGCCTTCCTTTGTTGAGGATGTTGCCCAAACAAAAATGGAACTATTTAACAAACGTCGTGAAGTAGAGTATTATGAAGTAGGGGTTTTCACAGAAGATTGGAAACCCGTAAGCTTTGCTTCAGAAAATAAGATAATACACGTAAGATACCTTGAAACTAAAAAGATAAACGTGTACGTTAAATTTCAGGACGTTAAACGAGTAGTATATATATGCACTGAATCACGACTTCGCAGAGAAGACGTCAGGGATACAGTAATATCTTCAAAAATATGTTCTAAAGTAAAAAATGATTAGACTTATATTACTTGGCACTTTAACCCTGTTTAACTCAGTTGCTTTAGCCAACCCCAACTCACTAAACTTATCGTTGCCAGGTTCATTTAGTAGCTTTCAATCAGATAGTTTTCGTGCAGATGGAGTTGATTGTTCAATGGCAATAGGGTCTAGTACCAATGTAGAGTTTGGTGTTGTAGGCGTTATAAACAATAACAACAACACTATTACTACTTCTCCTGTTCCACAAAACAGAGATGTTGGTGTATATGGTAGACTTACCATACCAATAGGTGCCCCTAAAAATCGCTTAGATTGTAATCAGCTTTATCAATTAGAACTACGAAAAAAGCGTATTGAAGTAGAGCGATTAGAGCGCGAACTACAAAATCTTAAAAATTTGCGGTTTGAAAATACGCCTAAATAAGGAGCTGTTATGGCACAAGATTTAAACAAAAAAGTAGACGAACTAGAAGCCGCCGCAAAACAGTACGCAAGTAAAGATACTGTTATTAGTATCGGCGGGTACGAGTTTACGCCCGCTAAATTAATGGTAGCTTTTACTCTAGTAAGCTCAATGCTAGGGGGTCTTTACGGTGCTTTTGAAGTCTACAAAGACTATCAAAACATGAAAAAGAAAATTGCTAGTTATGAAGCACCAGACTTATCGGAGTTTGATAAACGACTAGCTGTTATTGAAGAGAATAGTTCAAAAACCAGCGACTATACTCGTGACATTAAAAATGATTTAAAATCAGATATTCGTAGAAACGAGTCAGTAACTGAGCAAGTTGAACGTAGCGTTAAGTCAGCTCAACGTGAAACCGAGTCCGAGATGCGTCAAGCACGAAAAGATGTTCGCGAAGATCTTGATAAAGCCAGATCAGAAGTAAATGCTATCCGCAAAGAAATGGCTGATGCTCGTCGTGAGATTACACGAGAGGTTGAACAACTTAAAAGAGAAGTTGATAGCAGAATCCAAAAAGCCATCGATAACCCACTAGCAGGAAAATAAATGAACACTGACCTTAAACTATTTAAGTGGCTAGGAGTTTTAGTGCTACTACCAGTTGCACTAGCATTTTTTGGTGGCGACCGTTTTCGCTATCCTTGCCAAAACCCAGAAAACTGGGACACTCCACAATGCAAACGACCAATCTGTGACGTAACACGTACCTGTCCAGATCACGTGTTTAAAGGTCAGCGAGATCCGCGTCTTGACCCACAAGCTACTAATACCCCAACTGTTTCAACACCAACTCCAGGAGCCGCCTGTGCAAAGTGATACATTTTTATATAGTGACGAGCAATTAATGGCTCGTTTAAAATTCTTTATTGGGGTATGCTTAGCTCTTACCTTAACAGGAATCGTGTTTGTTGTATTATATTCACTTATTTTTGTTACACAACCACTAAATGCTATTTCACCAATTGACCAAAAGTTTTTTGAGTTAATTGTACCAATTGCTACATTTTTAACTGGTACTCTGTCTGGTATTATGTTGGCAGGCGGCAGCAAAGAAGAAGTAGACGCTAGTTTAGCACTAATGAAACAAGCGCAAGAAAATGCAGCAGCTGCAGCCAAAACTAGTTATGTACCAAAACAAGAGCCTACATTTAATCCAGGTCTATCGACTACTGCAGGATTTAACGGTACTGCCACAGCAGAAGTCCGAATGATTAACGGCAAACCTGCCCCACAACAAGCCCCACAACCGGAGATTTAAATGAAACAACCACTAATTGTGCTAGCAACAGTTTTATGCTTATTGGCGCCACCAACAGTTTTTGCTGCCGCAGAAACCAAGCGTGTATGTGTTGATCAAACAGACCCTAAAACAAAGCAAGTAAAAGAAGTTTGCAAAACCATTACTGTACATAAAAAGCTAGAAGGTACACCAGTACCGCCACCAAAGCAGGGTAAATAAATTTTTATTTGACACCAGCTATACGGGGTGGTATAATAAGTGCTTACCCCGGATTTTATAAACCAACAAGGAAGTACATGGCAAGAAATAGTGGTAAATCACATCGCACCTTTCCAGCAAAAAAGTCTACACAGCCTTCACAGGCAGAAAAGTCTAGACTGCGTCAAAGTAAGCATGAGGGGCTAGAAGAACCTCAGCCTCAACGTAACTACACCTTTAAAGAAGTTCAACCACTAAACTTTGTACAAGGTGAATATTTAGATGCAATTGAGAACAATGACGTTATATTTGGAATAGGTAGTGCAGGAACTGGTAAAACTTATATTGCAGCTAATTACGCTGCCCGAGAATTATACTATAAACGTGTTGATAAAGTTATTTTAACCAGACCAAACATTGAAACTGGACGTGGGCTTGGATTTTTGCCAGGTACGTTAGAAGAAAAGTACGCACCGTACCTGTTGCCTTTTGACGCAATTTTTACAAAGGCACTAGGTAAAGGATTCTATGAGTATTGCTTAAAGTCCAAGGACATTGACCCTACTCCGCTGGGATTTTTACGTGGCACTACGTTTGACAACTGCATTGTGTTAGTGGACGAAGCACAAAACTGCACCCGTGAAGAAATGAAAATGCTGCTTAGTCGAATAGGCAAAAACTGCAAAATGATTTTTTCAGGCGATACCGAACAGTCAGACATTCCTGATTCAGGACTAGAAGACGCAGTTGAGCGACTAGAGCACATTGACGGCATTGAGGTCGTGGAATTCTTAGACGAAGACATTGTTCGTTCAAAGATGTGTAAACAAATTATTATGGCTTATAGAAATTAATATGGCAAAAACATACAAACCAACAACCGGCATGGCAACTGCCGCTAAACGTGCCTTAAAGTGGAAAGAAGAAGGCGAGCCTGGTGGTACACTAGTTGGTTTGGCCAGAGCTAATCAACTAAAAGATCGCGAGCCACTGTCGGAGAGTGTGGTACTAAGAATGTACAGTTTCTTTAGTCGCCACGAACCAGATAAAAAAGCAACTGGCTTTCGTAGTGGTGAGGAAGGTTTTCCAAGCAAGGGCAGAGTAGCTTGGGATTTGTGGGGCGGAGACGGTGGCTACTCGTGGAGCACAGCAAAGCGTAATCAAATTATGCGTGCACGTGAAGCCAAAGCCCTGCACCTGGTCACAGTAACCAAATCGCAGATTCCGCACATAATGCTAATGGCCGCTGCACAAACACTGGAAGACTATGCCAATGAAAACATTTCAGAACAGCTAGATGCTTTTGGTCAGTTTATGTACCATGCACAGCTGTTACGAAACAATCACTTAGACACTTATCTACTAGACTTGCACTTAGTAGAACAACCATATCGCGATATTTTAGTACTAGTATTCCACGAACTAGCACCAGAAGACATGGTTGACTATGAAGATGTAGACGACGAAGATAGTACCGAAGATACTGCTGATTAAATAAATCTATTGGAAGAAATTTATGCCTTTACATCCATTAAATACTACAATATCTACCTGGTTAGGTGCCGGTGCAGGAATTCAAGCTAGCTCAACTACTTCCGGCGAAGGATTTTGGGTACCAAAAGCTAACGTTGCTGCATATGTTGGTGCCAACGGCAATGACAGCGTTATTACCAACGATATTCGCGATCTATTATTTTCTATTTTATCTAGAGCGCATCAAACCTATACCACAGTACCTGCCGGAGATACCCGAGCAACAGATATAATTATATCTAGAAACCTGGACACTGCTAATTCAACAGTTACTTTTGCTATAACATTAAAAGATGCTAGCATAGTTAATACTTTTGTTAGTGGTTTTGGTACTTATAACGTATAATAAAAAAGCCCCTGGTCATTGCTGGCCAGGGGCTTTTTTACATTGACATGCTTGAGTAAAGCATCCAACCATGTTTACGATGTTCATCAATGCGCTCACTTAAAAATGCACTTAAACCATGTTCACCATATTGCTCTGCTAAAGCATAGGCTGCTAATAGTTCTTCGTGTACTTTTCCGTTGTCAACGTATAGTGTGCGCAGCATTTCATTTTTAGGCAACACTTCTAGTGTGTCTGCAATAGCAGAGTGTTCGGCTAGCTGCGAAAAGCTAGCAGGCACCCAACAACGCATTGCGCGAACACGCTCAGCAAAGTCGTCAAGCTCATCGTCTACCTCGTCGTATATTTTGCCAAATAGTTCGTGGTATTGCAAAAAGTCTGGGCCTGTTACGTTCCAGTGAAAGTTTTCGGCTTTTACCAAAAACGCATAAGTTGTTGCAAAAGCACGTTTAAGTGCCATTTTTAGGTCTTCCATTTTATTCCTTTAAATTGTCCACCAGTTGTCGTTATTGTAAATTACACTAACCGACTCATAAGGAGTTGTCATGGTAATTGCAGTAACGCCGTTTATTAGTGCTGGAGATTCTGGTTGTACGGTTAATTTTCGGTTACCCACTGGTGCACCAAATTCTAATTTGATTGTGTACTTGGTGCCTGCGGCTACTGAGCCCGGCAGTGTAACCGTTGCCTTCTCTTTTAGCTGTGCACCAATATAGCAGTCTTTTTCAGTTGCCAAGTAGTCTTCGGTAATTGTTGTAGTAGCACAATTACAACTGCCACCCGGTACAGGTGGTCCGGGGTCGCCTTGTGGTCCAGCTGGTCCTACTACAGGGCCTGCATTGATTATCGTACCATCAGTTAATAGTATCAGTAAGTCTCCTGGATTGGGGCTTACTTCTGCTCCTGCAACTCCTACACCTGTTTCGCCTTGAGGTCCAGGCGGCCCTTCTGGGCCTGGTGTACCTGCACCGCCGTTTACCACACTGTTTATAAACAAATCACGATCATCAATTATTGGTGGTAGTGGTAAATATCCTGGTAAAGGCCAACCAAAAGGCATTGTTTGATATTGCATACTAGTTCCTTAACAAAAAAGCCCCCACGACTTGTGGTCTTGGGGGCTTTAACCTAATTAACGAATGTTAGTATTAGTGTTTGCTGGGTTAGCAGTTTGTGTGCCGCTT